ATCATTTCCTCTTCAAATCTTTTTCTTCAACATCATAAACATATCGGCGGTCGCCTCTGTATCTTTCAATCTTTACAATTCTCATTATCACCTACTTTCTAAAAAGATTTATATTCATAGCAACCCTAATATTGTGATTTACTGGTGATGAACTAGAGTGTAATATTGTTCCATCAAATAATACTAGAGAATTCTTTTTATACTTATTTGTAATAACATTATCACCTTCATAAAAATAAGTATCACCATCTGAATCATTAACATAATAAAGAATCACTTTATTACCATCAGCTTCTGGAAATGGATCAAAATCTATATGCTTCGGATGTATAACCTTTTCTGGTAATTTTGGTATTAGTCCTAACCGAACTCTATAAATATAATATTTTTCTAAATCTATATTGCACTTGGAAATACACTCTAAAATTAATGGTGTAAAAATATCAGAATGTTGTGATTTTATATTATTAGAAATTAAATTATGACTAAAAGAAAATTGATTTTTATCATTATCAGTAAATTCAGCAGTAGTATCTTTATAATACCATTCAATATATTTAATTTGTTCTACTAAATGTTTAGAGTATGTATGAGATATAATATTATCTATGCTTCTCATTCCTTCTCTTCCTCATATAATCCATAAAATTCATCATCAAGTTTAATGCATTTTTCTTTATCAGACTTTACTTGTTTACATTGCCACTCTTCCATAAACAAAGCTTTGATATTCGGAAAACCCTTGTATGGAGTATCTATATACCAGTTTCCACCGAAAAATAATGTTGTGCCTAATAAGATATTAAGAATCATTTATTGAAACCAAGTAAATACAACAGCATTTCTAATGAGTGCTGTGACTGTAAAGATTCCAGCTAGTATACCCAATTTCTTGTGACATACTTTAATACCAAATATTCTTGGCAGTAACCAAAAATTCATTCCATATGATAATACAAATCCTGTTGCAACATTAACTACTGCAAAATAATAGGGAATCATTGGTCAATCTGAGCTTTCTGCACTTTACCAGAAAAGTCAACCATACATGATTTATTTTCCGTAACATTATCAATCATACTAGAGCCGGCATCTCTATGTCCGTTACCAGTTCCTTTGATACCACCGAAAGGTAACTGAATTTCAGCACCGATAGTTGATGCATTAACATACACCATCCCCGTTTCTGCCTCATTCAAAAACTCAAATGCAAGGTTGACATCACTAGTATATATAGCACTAGACAATCCATAACCAGTATTGTTTAACATCCAGATTGCTTCTTTAGTATTACTAAATGGTGTTACTGCAACAACTGGCCCAAAGATTTCCTCTTGCATCAGAGTATCATTAATATCTACATTATCAAAAATAGTTGGTTCATAAAACCATCCATTAACTTCTTCGTTAGGGTGTTGGTTTTTTAATCCACCTACAAGTGGTTCTAGTCCTCTTTGTTTTGCATTGTATACATAATCACTAACTTTTTTCAAAGCCTTCTCATTAATCAAAGGCCCAACATCCGTGTCTGGGTCTAGTCCACAACCAAGTTCTAAGTCTACAGTCTTTGCTACTAACTTCTTAATGAATTCTTCATGGACATCTTCGTGTACCATAACCCTTGAACAAGCAGTACACCGTTGACCAGTAGTACCAAAGGCTCCCCATACTACTCCGTCAACGGCAAGGTCGAGGTCTGCATCATCCATAATAACGATACCATTTTTTCCACCCATCTCAAGTGAATATGGTTTCATTTGTTCAGCACAAGTTGTAGCTACAATCTTACCTGTAGCAGTAGAACCTGTAAACGAAATCATTTTTACTTTCGGATTAATAAGTAGTGGTTCTCCAGCAGTTGGGCCGTAACCAGTTACGACATTGAAAACTCCAGCCGGTAATCCTGCTTCATGGAATATCTCTGCAAGTTTAATAACAGACCAAGGTGTATCCTCAGCTGGCTTAATAACCATTGTGTTTCCTGCGACTAATGCTGGAAATGCTTTCCATGATGGAATTGCAATCGGGAAATTCCATGGCGTGATTGCACCGATAACCCCAATCGGTTCTTTACGGGACATACACCATTTATTATTGAGTTCGGATGGAACAACTTCACCGGCCATTCTCCTACCTTCACCCGCTGCATAATATGCCATGTCGATTGCTTCTTGCGTATCGCCTCTAGTTTCAGATAATGGTTTACCCATTTCTTGAGTCATGTGTTTTGCAATACATTCTTTATCACGTTCAAGTATTGCTGCAGCCTTAAACATAATCTCACCACGTTTAGGTGCTGGAGTATTCTTCCACATCTTAAAAGCATCGTGTGCAACTTCTACTGCATGGTCAACATCTTTCTTATCACTATCTTGAAACTCTGAAACAACTTGTTCTTTGTGTGCTGGATCAATATTCTTGAATGTATTTCCTGTAGAAGAATTAATCCATACCCCACCTACATAGTTCTTATATATCATATCATTCACTCCTGTATATAACATCCTGCCCAATAATCACATTCAACAAAGTCTAACTTTGCTTTAGATACTTCGGCTTCTACATTGCTCTTCTTATATTGACTTGAAGGTTGCTCACCAACGCAGAGGCTATTTTCAGACTTTGCGATTTGACACTCTGCGAGTGTTTCATGTTGTGCGTGAAACTCATACGGGCCGTTATCAAACCATTCTGGCTGAGCAACATATCCACCGAATACTAAACTCATAATACTTATAATCACCGACATAACAAAAATCTCCTTAATTAATTATGTAAACATTATAACAAAAAAACTTCCTTGAATACAAGGAAGAAGTTTGAGAGCGGAAGAGGTAGGATTTGAACCCACGGAGGCGATAAAACCTCACGGCATTTCAAGTGCCGCACCATAAGCCTGACTCGGACACTCTTCCATTATATATTTTTAACTCATTGAAAAGCTTTCACCACAGCCACAGGTATTTGTAGCATTAGGATTAATAAAAATAAAGCCTTTACCCTGTAAACTATCATCAAAATCTACTGCCATACCCTTTAAATATATCATACTCTTTGCATCCATAAATATTTTAAAACCATCATGCTCAAAAACAGTATCTTTAGCTTCTTCGGATGTAAACTGTAAATCATAAGAAAGTCCAGAACATCCACCACCTTTTACTGCTAAACGTAAACCAATATCACTAGGCAATTCACTAATTAAATACTTCACTTGTTTACTTGCTTTAGGTGTAATGGTTACAAAATCCATATCAGCTCCTTGTAATAGCAACTATTTTCTTTATCTGCTTATCAATAACCTCCAGCCGATTGGGCCATTTGATATATTCGTGATCTGGATTTTTTTGTAAATTCTTTAACAAAGGCATAATGATTTTCTCAAGCTTTAGCAAATCTTCTTTCCTCTTTTTCTCTAGCTCTTCTACTCTACCAGTATCACCTTCACGAGCTTTCAACAACGCATTGATTTTATCTTCCAATCCAGAAGATACATTAGCTGTTGTTTCTGCTACCTTTTCTTGAACCTTTGTTTCAAACTCTTTGACTTCATCTTCGTCAACCGTGGAAAATCCGAAATCAAATTCATCGTACTCATCTAAGTTTATATCTTCACCCATAATGTTCTCCTAAAAATTATTTACATCCTGTACAATCATCAATTTCTGCTCTTGTTAAATCAGGAAGCCAAGGGTTAGAACCATCAATAATCGCATTAGCAAATGTGATTCTATTTCCATCATAACTTTTAAAACATTCATCACATAACATTTTTTTTAAACTACCTTTACTCCCTGTAACTGCTTCTTCAAAATCCTTCATTCCATCATAATCTGGCCTATGAAATCTATCTCCTTCCATGCAATTAAAACAACCAGTATCATACATATCAAGATAATGATAATACATTTTCTTACCCATAATATTCTCCTAATATTGTTGACAAACGCTTGGATTCTTTTTCATAATCTCTATTAGCTTTCCAATGTATACATCCATTTCTTTGAATGACTTCTTGAATACTTGTACCTCAAAACTATTCCTAACTGCTACAAGTATTACTATTTGTTCTGGTAAAGCACCTGTCATCTCAAAGAATGCTGCGGAATAAAAAAAGGCCTGAACGAAGTAATCTTCAATCCAATCCTCTCTTTTTGGTTTCCTAGATGTCTTGAAATCAATAACAGATAACACACCATTGTATTCTGCGATACAATCAGCAGTTCCAGCTACCTTTAGAATGTCACTATGTAATGGTGCCTCAATACAATAGATGTTGTTAATGTTTCCCAATAGAAATCTTAGTCTATTAAAAACACTAATGGCTTCTTGATCTTCACATTGTAGTTTATCATTGTATAGGTAGTCTTCACAAAGACTATGAACCATAGTCCCAAGTGCTGCAGATTCTTTCATAATCTTATTTGCTTCCTGATACCCTACTTTTTCCTTCCATTCCTCAATTCCTGGCTTTGGTTGACTACCAAGAATTGAGGTAATAGATGGATAAACATTTCCTTCTGGAGTTACATACACCCGTTTACCATTAATTTCTTCACGGACTCCCATTTCAATGTCATCACAATCTGTCAAGTGTACGAACTCTTTTTTCATAACATCCTTTCGTTTATTTCATTTCACTCATAGTGAATGTCAATGGAATTAACATCCCATCTCTCAAAATTATAAGATACGCTTTATCACCTACTTTTTTAGATTTAACCTTTGTAGCTAATAGTTTCCATTTGAAAATTTTCATATCAATCTTTGTAATAATATCGCCAACTTTCAGAATACCTTCAGCTGGACTGTCTGGAACTATCTCTTGCACATAAGCACCATAACCATACTTAAACATATGATCTAGTTTTCCATAATCCTCTTTTTTTACTGGACGGAAAACAATACCCATATATGGTCTATGAATTCTCTGACCTTTTGGAAGTGCTTTGAGTTGTGAAACTGTTTTTTGAACATAATCACCGTCAATAGCAAATCCAATTCCTACACTACCTGCTCCACCACCACCTGTAATAATCATAGTGTTAATACCTATTACATATCCAGCAGAATTCAATAGTGGGCCACCAGAGTTGCCGGGATTGATAGAAGCATCAGTTTGAATGTAAGGTACAAACGGTGCTGACTTAGGTACAAACCTATTTAGGGATGATACATTTCCGAATGTGATTGTGAATGATTGTCCCATTGGAGAACCAATAGCAATAACATCCTGTCCCATTTCTGGAGTTTCACCCCATTCTAAATATTCAAATACTTTACCATGTTCAGCATTATTGATTTTCAATAATGCTATATCTGACTCTTCATCGTAGTTAACTAAATCTGCTTCGTATGACTTATCACTCTGAAAGATAACAATAATCTTTCCGCCATCAAAAATATTATTGACAACGTGAGCATTAGTCAATACATAACCATCTGAACTAATAACAAAACCAGAACCAACGTGTTGTGAATCTTGTTTCGGACTCGGCCTACCTTGTGGTTGTCCTTGAGGTTGACGAAACTTAAACCCACCACGATTTTGTGGTTGCATCCCCGCACTCATCTTGCCTCTTTCTGCGTGTATCTCTACAACAGCTGGAAGTACTTTCTTTACAATACTTGTTTTATAAGTGTGATCAGCATTGACTATTGTACTTACTCCCAATAACAGAAATGATATAAAAAAACATAATAATGTATTTTTTTTATAGTGCAACATCTTGTGCTCCTTGCGTTTTGTTTAAATTTAGTTTTTTGGTCTATATAATTCTATACGATTTCCTCCGACAATACATGAAAGGTTTCCCTTTGCATAATTAAAGATGATAGCCCATTGTTTATTTCTTGGATTCATCAGTAATTCCATAGAAAGTAACATTCTATGTTTGTCATCGTTGATGACACCACTTGCAGCTAACCCCAACATATAATCGTTTTCCGCCATGTTCTTGATAAACTCTGGTGTATTACAATACAGAAGAATATCAGATAATGGAACTGTTGTCTCTTGTGGTGTTTCTGTAGTTGGTTTATTACCTAGAATAAATAATAAACACAAACCGATTAATAATACTTTTTTCATTTACCTTACCTCAAAGTTTGATTCTGGATGTTTTTTCTTTATCCGTGTCATTACTTCTTTAAAATCTTTAGTTGTAGTCAGTCTACCTTTAGTTGCTTCCAATCTTACTGGGTCAACTGAATTAGGTGAACCAACAATACGAATGACATGACCTGTTTCCTTACAGAAAGGACAAGGATTCTTCAAAGGCTTATCCATATCAGCTATTGTATGAAATTCTTCATAATAGTGGTTACATTTCTCACACTCAAAATCGTATAATGGCATTAGATACTTACTCCCAAAGGTATTTCAAATTTGTTTAATTTATTTTTCCACTTCATAAAAGACCTACCATGATCTGTTTTATTCAATTGCATCCATTGCCATTGATGTATCATCTCATGGGCTAACGTGTATATAAAATATGATTTATTGATAAATTTATTATCCATTGACAACTCACCAAATACATATTCCCCATGCATCCACCCAATATGTTCTGCATAACAATCATGTTTTTTACTTATCTTTATATCATAAAAAGGGTGTATAATATTATTAAATATTTCTTCATTTAAAATATTTGTCCACCTTGTTATCAAATATTTAGTAGGTATAAATGTTTTATGTTTATTCATATTTTCCCGAATAGTTCTAATAACAATATTATCTTTTCTGATATACATTGTTCTTACCTTTTTTAGTCTTGCATACTTACAGGCCTTCCACTTCTACTACGTTTTGCTACAACTGGTTTCCGTCCTGTACCCTTTGCTGTTTTAGTAGCTGAAAAATCTCTTTCAACATTATACTGGCAAGTCATAGACATTTCTAAAAAAGTTCCTTCAAACATATAACCATTCCATTTTAATTCAAACACATGGTCATCTTCGTCAACTAAATCAACTTTAATATATTTTTCTTTAAACCCTTCCACCACTAAAGCTTCTTTAGTGACCTTCTTTCTTTTATTAACTTGAATAACAACTTCTGTTTTCATGTTTACAACTCCCATTATCCCACCTTTCGATATAAATCAGGAAAAACTTCAAGAACTAACTTTTCTGTCAATCCTTTTATTTTAAGTTTCTTTTTTAACATCTGTGTAAAAATAAGTGATTCGTCAGGGTGCATAGATTCTAAAATTTGAATCAATAATTCTTCAATTCTTTTTGCTTTTAAATTTTCACCTTTTGGATGTCCTTTAACAAACATAGAACATTTTGGCATTACAGTAAACAATGATGTCTCACTCAAACCAATAGGTGCATCATCTTTATTATACTTCGGTAAAGTATTTGGAACATTCCATTCAACTGATGGATCGAATGTTCCTTGTAATACAAACCTTAAAATATTATTTGTTTTGTATTGCTCTAAAAGAGCCTTCTTTTCTTTTCGGGACTTTGCTTTAGCTATACCATTTAACAACTCAGAAATATAAACTGTCATCTTGTAAAATCTCCTATGTGTTCCATTAAGAATTTCAATTTCTTACTAATAAAATAATTCAATAACTGCCCCTGCTTAGGAGTCTTTTCTTTTGCATACTCACTCACAATAGCGTCTGATATTTCTTTAGGAATACAATCAAAATCAATCAACTTTTTATTACGTTCCCACTTTTCAGACATACCGTTCTTACAAAAATCCTCAGGCTTCTCGTTCATCCAAGTTTCTACTTTTTTCTTGGATATAGGTTTTTGCCTCACACCTTCCACAATACAGTCATCAGGAGATAATATATTGGGTATTCCATCACCCTTATCACCACGAATTATGTGTTCTTTTAGGTATTTATAAGGGTCAGAAACAGTCAACATCTTCTTTTGGATAGGTGAAAACTGCTTAATATTCTTATATTTCTGTAATTGAGTGAAATCTTTGTCGCTAGAGATAATAATACTTTTTTCTGGTATATTTCTAGCTAATACAGCAATAACATCATCACCCTCAGCATGAGGAATAGAAACTACTTTATACGGGAAAAACTCATCAATCTCAAGGATAATCTTATTTATAGTCTGGAATAAAGAACTCCAATCCATACCCTCTGATTTTTGTTTATCCCTTTTAATCTTACGGTGAGCTTTGTAATACGGATATTCCTGTTTTCTCCAACTGGAGTGCATATCAGTACATACTACCAACTCACCATATTTATCTTTATATTTAGTCCTATAGTTTCTCATGCTATTAAGAACTAAATGCCTAATGAAATCTTCAGACGTTCTTTCTTCATTAGAAATTCTATGAGCTATCATAATACTCCCAACGATTATATTTGAGAAATCTAATAATATCATATCAGCTCCTTCATACCTTCAACAATTCTAAACTCTTTAATAGAGTCTAAACGAAAGCTTCTCCATCCACCATTATCAACGTCCCAAACAGATATAGTTTCTGGATTTACTTTTTTCTTTGTTTCAGTAATAGTAGGTTCAGGCAAAACAGAATCATGCAAAGTACAATTCATAGTTCGCTCATCACCATTCACTTTAGTAAAAACTACTTTAACTAAATTATTTTTTAATCCTTCAACCAAGATTTCCCGCTTCTTCATCATATTTTTCTCCTTCAAGAAATTCAATAAAATTCACTTCACGTTGATGTTTGAAAATATCCACATTGGAATATTTCTTTAACAAATTAATACCATCTAAGTTTTTATAATCATCTTCATAATGAAATTCTTTTATACCAGATTGTAGAATCAACTTAGCACAATCAACACATGGAGCAAACGTACAAAACATATATGTGTCCTGTCCTGATTCCGTTGACTTAGCTAACTTAGTTATTGCATTTGTTTCTGCGTGAAGAACTTCTGGTTTTGTTTTATTATTCTCTTCACATACATTAGAACCACCCGATGGCATACCATTGTAACCGATAGAAATAATCCTATCATCCTTTACAATGATACAACCAACCTTCAGTCTAGTTGCAGTAGATAATTTTCCATATACTCTAGCAACTTCTAAGTGTGCTTCTATATACTTACTTTTCATTTTATCCAAGATACTTTAAAGGGTTAAAAGATTTACTGGTTCTCAAACTCCTTATTTCAAAATGTAAATGAGGGCCAGTAGAATATCCGGTACTACCAACTTTAGCAATACTCTGTCCTCTTTTTACTTTATCACCTGTTTTCACAAGTACCTTTGAGGCATGACAATAAATTGTTTCATAATTGGTATGTTGAATATAGACACCATATCCACAACCATTAGTTATCCTACCACTCCTAGTTACAACACCAGATGCAGATGCCCTAATTATTTGACCAACAGGAGCTGCAATATCTATACCATTGTGATGTTGCTTAGTTCCATTAAAAGGGTTTTTCCTATATCCAAACTTTGAGGAAATCCTTCCACTTTTCAACGGCCATAGTAATTTAGATAACTTCTTTCTAACAGGTTTAGGTCTGCTAGGGGGAGTAAAAGATATTTTCGTTACAGTATATTTTTGGGGAGCTCTATATGTGTCCCAGCTATCCATCTCTTTGAACATGGATGCTCTCTTTTGAAACTTCTTACACAATGGTAAGGTACATTCAAGTGCTATTGCATTACCCAAAAACGACATAGTAAAAAGAATTGTTAATATAATTTTCATAATATAATTGCTCCTCATTTATCAATAAAAAATTTGTCTTCATCAATATTTTCAATAGGACTTACTGCAGACTTGTTTTGTTCAAACTCTTCAAACTTTTCTTCTACAGCTGTAAATTCTTTTTCAAAAGTTTTCTTAACATACTCTGCACCCTCGACAACCATCTCTTTTGATGTAGCTAAATCTTTAATCAAAAGTTCTGCATTGTCTGGTTTCTGAATCAACAGAGAACACAAAAGGAAAAATAGAAATATAATAATAATATTTTTAAACATTAGAATGCTCCTAATAAGATGGTCTGTGAATTAATCCTTCCTGTTACAGTTTGATCTTTGGTTTTCATTGTTTTCAATTTCTTACGCAAAGACTGTTTTGTTAATTTACTTAAAACATCTTCTGGTTTTCTAGCTGTCTTTTGAGTAGATGTCTGTTCATCAAAATGTTGAATAGTACAACCCTTAACACTAAATCCCCTAACACTATTCTCAGCATAATATACACCCAATCGGTTATATTTGGTATTATACACCCATAACTCACTAGCACCCACAATCTTTTCTGGATTGATACTTACTAATTTAAGGTCTGGATATTCTTGCTGATACTTCAAACTCTTAACAAGTTTACTAGCAGATTTCGCTTTTGTTTTTCTTGGTTTTCTTTGTGCTGATGCGTTCTTGATAATACGCTCCAAGTCATCAACAATAACACCAAAGAAATCTGTCATCTTAGCAATTTCTTTAGGTTTCAAATGTCCCCATGCTTCACTAAGATATTCATCTTCACCATTATACAACTCAACCATGGCATTGTAATCATCTAAGTAATGATCTTTTAATTTACGAGCATGAACACCTTTACAACCATTGTCTATAAGATTTCCATAAAAATCATATTTCATTTTGTAATCACTATCAATGAAATCATCAACGATGCTTTCAATATGACCTACAAAATCATAAACCTGCTCATTGATTCTATCTTGTATTGAAGGTTTAGGTCTATTCTTTTTTTCTTCTTTTAACTCTTTTTCTTTTTGTTTTTCTTCTCCAAGTTTTATTTTTTCATAACCGGCAGAAGAGTCTTCTTTAACACCATCCACAACTGGAACAGCTCTAGTAACCCCATCTTCACATAACATAATATCATAAACTTGTTTTTCCATAATATATTTTCCTCTCAAAGATGCATCTTAACCAAACCAAATAATGCAATAATAATAACGATACTGTTTAACAAAATCAAATTCACACTACTTCGTAAATAAGCATTAATAATATGTAATGATGAACCTACCAACTGAATCAAAAATATAGTGGTGATACTTGCATCGTCACCATAATAAGCCATCAATAAATATATTAAAATAAAACATAATGAACCAACGGTTTCACAAAACAAACGAAACCTATTATTCTTCCAATCATCTATCAACCAATTTTTCATAACCTCACCTTTTTTCTTAACATTATATTATTAACAGCTACATGAGAATATTTTAAATTGTATTTTAATTCTATTTTTTTACTTATTTTTCTAAGAGAAAATCCATCTTTCTGTAAAGATTTCATATATTTTATAATCTTTTGTTGTTTGACATCTTTAATCATTTTATCATCTTTAAGTTTCCATCCAAAAGGAATTATCCCACCTAACCATTTTCCCTTTGCTTTAAGTTCTTGTTTTTTAGCTGAAATGAGTTCACCAAGATATTTAGCATAAAATTCTTTTTTATACTTCTGATAAATTTTTTCTTTCAACATTTCATCAACTTCAATTAAAATATCCATTTTCTAACCTCAATTATTCGATACTGTCATAATATAATGCTGACCTTTAACCATCCATTCTGGATATTCTGCTTGACTCATAAGTTCAGCTTCTTCATTAGCTTGTCTATCCATTTCGCGGTCATATTTTTCTTCATCAGTTCCTTCGCCTTCTAAAGAATCCAACCATGCTTCAAAATCGTTTTTATCCATTTCGTAATCTTCCCATTGATCGTCCCATACACTCATTTGAATAGCTCCTTATTTCTTAATTGTTATATATATTTTAACATATTTCGGGAATAAGTCAAGGAAAAAGGTAAAAAAAAAGGGCTTCTAAGTTATTATAAACAAAGGACTTACAAAGTTTCTCAAAAAACCCTGTAAACCCTTATAAAACAAGGACTTATAAACCCTTTATTTATGAGGACTTAGGGGGATTCTTCTTTTTTGTGAGAAAATCGAGTAAATCTATCACCCGACAGCAGTATCCATGCTCATTATCATACCAAGCGAGGAGCTTGAGAAATCTCTTATTTAGCACATTTGTAGAAAGGCAGTCAATTACAGAGGAATATTCACTACCAATATAATCCACCGAAACTAGTGGCTCACATGATACATTGACAATACCCTTCATTTTACCTTTTGCTTCTTTGTAAAATACTTCATGGACTGATTCAACATCTGTATCCTTTTCCAACTCTATTGACATATCCAATAATGATACATCTGGAACTGGAACTCTAATAGACGAACCATCAAGTTTTCCTTCAAGGTCTGGTAATACTACTCCGACATTCTTAGCTGCACCTGTACTTGTAGGAATCATTGAAATTGTTGCAGCTCTTGCTCTTCGTAAATCAGGATGGGAAGAGTCTAATAATGTTTGTCCCATTGTGAATGAATGAACTGTTGTAATGTAACCATGTTTGATTCCATAATTCTTTTGTAATACTTTTAATATCGGAGTCAAGCAAGTAGTAGTACAAGAAGAAGATGAAATAATATTATTCTCTTTTATTTTGTAATCAGATTCATTAACTCCATAGACCAATGTAGCATCTACATCTTTTGCTGGTGACGTAACAAGAACGTGTTTTGCACCAGCTTCAATATGTTGTGACAACGAATGAAAATCAGAAAACTTACCTGTTGAGTCAATTACATAATCAACTTCCAACTCACCCCAAGGCAACTTTGCTGGAGTATTTCTGTCAAAGTTTGGAATCGTTTTTCCATTGATAATTAGATTATCCAGCTCATACGAAATCTTACCATCAAAGTGTCCATGAATAGAATCATACTTAAACAAGTGAGCTCTAACGTCAACAGTTGTTCTTGCATTGATACCAACAATATTATACTTTGGTTCGTTGATTAACTTCCTAACTAAGTTCCTACCGATTCTACCAAAACCATTAAATGCTATGTTGATTTTCTTTTCTTTCTCTACCACTCTTCCACCTCATTTCAATTTTATCTTTATAACAATCAAAAAAATAATGCATATCACATAGCCAATATTTTTTATATTTTACACCATAACCTAAAGAATCAACATCTTTTGTATCATATAGAACATAAGTTCCTTTTCTGGTAATTTTAATAAACAATAACCAAAAATCATTTTCATCTGTTACATCATGTTCAACTTGTTCTATCCAAGTATCTAAAAGTGCTATACTGCCATTTCTTATTAGTAAATGAAAAGGAAACTCTGCATAGTTTTTACACTCAGCTAAAAAATAAGGATAGTGTAGTGGCGGTATAATATCACCCCTTGATAACTTTATCTGCTCCTCAGATAATGTCTCTTTTCTAAATTGATTTGAACCACCTATAAATGCACCAGAACCTGGCACTCTTATAAATGATTGTCTATACAAATCAGAAAGAAATAAACAAACATCACGTTCCCAGCTCTTTCCTTTATTTTTTGATTTACTACTCATAGATGAAAATCATCCTCATCGTCATATTCGTCTTCTTCGTCAACATCTCTACTGTATACTGGAGCTGCACAAAAAGGACAAAATCTTGGAATCATATCAGGTGATTCACATTCCATACAAAATGTATGTCCACACTCAGCACAACCAAATCGTTTATTAATTTCTTCCTCATACTCATCCATACTGACTCCTATTTCAAATCTACTAATTCACAACCCTTATCTCCCGAGCAAGCGAATGATTGTGAGCCTCTTGTGTTATCCTCTACCTCATACTTAGACAACTCATCCCAATCAATATCTCCCGGCATCTTATCTAACATTTGTAGATATTCATTCTCTGAGCATTCCTGATATGGAGCTTGTTTGTATGAATGATCCGAATAAGGTAGAAAAGAGATTCCAGAAATCATATCAAAGTTTTTGAATACCCATGCACCAACTTCAATCCATTCCTCTTCCTTGACGGTAATGGTAACAGATGGCTTATGTTCACACCAATGCTCTTGATATAATTTCCAGAACTCTAATTGTTCAATGGCTGATTTGTCATTTCTACAAATTGCATTTTCTGCTGTCTTAATAGGAAATGAAAATACCCATGTATGTTCTGGTTTAGTTAAATCAGATTCATGTGGAATGCCTTTCTCCACTAGAAACTGACACAACGGGTCTTTCTTATCACCTCTTACAGTTCTAATATAGTGAGGCGAATGTCTTGCGTGAATACCAGACGATGCATCAACTAATTGTGATACAGTTCCAGAAGGTTTCACGCAAGTAATAGCTGCAGATGGATTGATACCCAACTGTTTTGCAACTTTCTTATTTGTATCAACTGCAACTTCTTTAAGACTTGTCAATAATGCTGGTAGTTGATCTTGTACAGCTTGTACTTCTTTTGTATCATCATAAGTTCCATTAGTATACTCATTATCCATAATACCAGTTAATGATACACCTAGTAATGCTTCCTCTTCACAATTTGTTTTCCACTCTTTTGACAAGTATCGGAAATCGGTTAGTGTTGCTTGCCATGTACCAAGTATAGCTGCAAGACGAACTTTTTCTGCTAAAGTAGCAGGAGTATCCTCTGGCCTAACAACAACCTCTGTTAAATTACAAAACTCTTTATCCCTTAATATAATCTCGGAACAAGGGTTAGTACCAAAATTATGATTAGAATCTCTACGATCACCAAGTTTCTCAACTTGTTTCTTTGCAGCCACTCTATTAAATATTCCACGTTCACCCGACTTAGATGCAATCAATGACATCCACTCTTTTAAGAAGATACCGACATCTGGTTTTTCTGTATATGATACAGAGTTATTAGACAACGCACGTTGAGTATTATCTAACCACCATTGTCCTGTCTTAGCATTTCTCATTCTTTCATCTGTAAGATTAGATAGAGAAATCAATGCAGACCTACGGACACCACCAACCACAACTATCTCTGCTACCTTACACATAATATCATGGCACTCAATAGACGATAGTTTTCTTCCTTTTGCATTTTGAAAAATCTCTATTGTAAAACGAAAAAGATTATCCAATGGTTCTTTACCAGACGAACGCCCACCAAAAGTTTTTAGACGCTCACCAGCAGGTCTTACTTTTGACATATCCCATTTAGGTATCTGTCCAGCATATAACATCTGGATTAATTCTTTATATGCTTTAGCCCAACCAATCTTTGAATCAGCTACAACAATAGTGGTATCTGTATCAAACAACTCATCAGGCACTTCGGGTAATTTCTCAACTTCCCTACGTTCTACTGAAAATCCTACACCAGTACCACACATTAGAATAAATAAACATTCGTCAAATGCTCTAGGTTTATTTACTGCGAGATATGCACAATTATATCCTGCTACATTATCACGTTCCAATGCATCACCAGCTGTCATCAATGACCTCATTGACGGCATAATATCCATATTGACTACTGCTTGTTCTAACTCTTTTCGTTGACTTTTAATTCCTTTATGATCTTTAAGGTGTTTCTCAAAAAAATCAAAATATCTTTTTACTGTTTCTTCCCATGTTTCTCTTCGGTTCTCATTGTCGAGCCATCTGGCATATCGACTTTTGTGTATAAACTGCTGGTATATATCCATCTTATTTAAGTTTCTCCTTTAACTCATTCCATTCACGTTTACCTAATCCGAAATCTAAGTCTTCTGACTTACTAATCATATCTATATAACTTTCTAATGAACTACAATATCCATCATAACCACTATAACTTTGTACATCTGAATAAGTATCAAACATATGTTTTAATACATTCATCTCCATCCTACTAAATGATTTACTACCTAAACTATAATCCTCAAATGCTTCGGATGCGAGAGGGAAATGTGGTTTTACCATTTCATACATCGGCTTTGCATAATCTTGTATTTCTTGTTGTGCATGACTATCCATTCGCAACCTACAAAAATGAAAAAAGTTGTGCAAGTCTATTTTCCAGTAACACTCCGTATAGTTTGATACTGGTAAAACTATTCTTGACAACTCTCTTGATAGGCCTTCACGGCCAAAATCACCATCACCTACTAATGATTTATAAGCAATTAAAGTTCTAGTAGTAATGTCTCTTATAATTGTCTTATATGTTTGTTTCCAACCATTAGAGAGTTCTCCACTCCTACCTTGTTTGTTTGTTTTTGATTGGGGTTGAATATATTCTACTTCAGGAATATAACAATCATCAGACATTACTGAATATCTTCCAGAGTATTCATTGATTTTTGCTGTGCGGTGTCTCACAAGTTGTCGCATAACAAAAATAGGAAGTTTCAAATGAAACTTTACTGAAGCCATTTCAAGTGGGCTAGTGTGTTTATGTCTCAACAAATAACGAATGAGATTTCTATTGTCTGATACCGCCCGAGTCCCCTTCCCATAGGAAACCCGAGCAGCATCAGCAATATCTCCATCACTACCCATAATGTCTACTAGTCTAACAAATCCATACTCGTGTATCTTTTTTTCCTGTATCTCCATCATCTATATCCTCGCCAAATAATGCTATTTTAATATCTTTATATGTTTTTCTTCTCTCTGCTAAAACTGGACTACTTGTATATCTATAATACTCAATCATTTCATCTAAATACTCTTTTACTTCCAAATAATCTTCTACAGGTGTTTTGTTTAACATGAAAGCCTCCTAACATTTTCTCCATCGAGAAAGTGCAAAATTGGCTTGTAAACCAGAATATGTATTAGTATCTATAACATCTACAATCTCATCACTAGTCATTCCATTTAATATCATATCATTGATATCTTTACCATCAATACCATCTGGCCATATACAAACCTTATAACCATTAGTAATAAACTTCTTTATCGAATGAACAATCTCTTTATTACGTCTTTCATTGTCGAGAACTATGATAGTTTCAAAATCAAACACATTAAACTTAATTCCTGCCATCGCCATACAGTTAGGTAGGAACAAACTATCTAGTGGCCCCTCTACGCAATACTTCTTCTTTCTTTCGTTGATTCGTTCTTGGCCATATATTAAATCTTCAACTCCTTTCATTTTAATTGTTATATATTTACAAGCATCCTTCGGGTCAAATGACCTTCCTTGAAACCCGATAATATTATTCTTTTTGTCAAAGAATGGTATAACTAATCTAGGGGTATCTCCTTTTAATGTAGGGAATTTATTTGGTTCTACTTTATTCGTCCACCTTTTAAATTCGGTGCAAAAATAAAGTTTGCTGAAGTATCGTTCTGGTATTAATCTCCTTTCCAAGTATTCTCTTGCTGGGTGATTTTTTTCCAATGAAGATATTGTTTGAAGTCCTTGAAGAACATTATTAAACTCTGGAACAAAATTAAACTTAGAAGTACTAACAGTTGGTTTAACAAGTTTCTTCTCCTTATATTGTTCAGTAACATATTCCCTATGTAAAGATGGATTTATCTTTTCAAGAAATTTACTGAAGCTCGTTCCAAACTCACAATTATGACATCGGTAAAAATACTTATTCTGCTTTTCGTAAATAAAACCTCTAGCTTTATTCTTATTCTTTTGGGAATCCAGACATATGGGACATCTGAAATTCCATAAATTACTCGTTTTCTGCTTAAACTTTTCTAATATACTAGAACATAAACTGATATATTTTACATCAATATAAGCACACATCACAATATTTTACTCCTCTAATCTATAAAAACTCCCAAAAGTTGTACTTATTACATCTCTCCATGAAACATCTTCCTGCCTCACATAACCTTCTTGTGGAATCTTTTCTTTTATGTATAACTCCACCATTGACAACAACCCGATAGCAGTTGTATACTCAATAGCTGTCAAGTGTCTACCATTTATATTTTTAGGGAGAAATACTTTATGATATTCCATTTGATCTTCGGCCCCAGCATTACCTACTGATGCATAAAGTATTACTGCATCCTTTCTGGTTTTTGGAATTCTTCTAAATATACTTGTCAATTCTGATTGTGGAATCTTTAAATCATTAAAAAGAAAATCAACATAATCATGGTGTCCAATTCT